CACACATCACATATTGCAATAGCATTAACAGCAGCACTATATCTAGCCATTACATAGCCCTAAACATACGTGGGACAAACCTTACCGAGGCTTTTTCTCTATCCTCTCCCGCTGCCAAATCAAACTGTCTTTCATATTCAGCCTGTAGCATAGGTATCCTAGGCATTAATTCTGGGTCTTTTTGCGCTATATAATACGCCAACCCAGATACTAAACATGGTAAGAATCTGAAGTTCATATCTGCTGTTTCTGCACCCGCCCCAGCGTCTTCGATCCTACGCATACGCCAGTAAACAAGTGTGTAGTTGTTGCTGTCAGGTACAGGCCAGACAGTAGCTGTGGGGTTATCACGGCCTCTATCTATATAAACTTGTATGGGTCTACCCTGAGAAATCTTGTTAGGTATGGATGAGTATGTAGAAACACTTATTCTGGACATATTTAGATCAGATTGTGTACTTACACTACCTGCACCCGTTCTCACAACTTGTTCTAGTAAGTCAATGGTGTCAGCGGGTAGATTATAAGTAGCTGTGCCTGAAGTAAGAGCTACACTGCCTTCTTCAATAGTCCACATATTTATGCCACGATTTTGCCATTCTATAGTCAGCAAATTCATAGACCGTCTAGCAGTACGTAAATCATATCCAGAACGCATCTCTCTACCGGCACGTTCCCACGCTTCTTCTGCTATTTCAGTGAAGTCTGGATTAAATGCTGTAGTGCCTGATGTAGCCATTATTTCTTCTTCCTAGCTGTCTTTCGCTTTAGCGATTGCACTCTTCTTGGTTTGCCTGCTGGCTGCCCCAAGCGTTTTTTCTGACTTACTCTTGACTTCTTCTCTGCTGAAGTCATTTCAGAAGCTGTTTTAGGGGTCTTACTAGACACCCTTTTAGTGGGTCTACAATACGGCGTACCGCGTTTTTCACCCTTTTGGCGACCGCAAGCCTTCCCTGTCCGAACGTCCTTCCAGTCCTCTTTAAACCACCTTTTAAGGTCTGCACCCTTTTTGGTTTTACGAACCGCCACTGGCTTTCTTTTTCCTGCATTTAGCAATAGCGCCAGAAGCATAGGCAGACGGGAAAACTTTATACTGCGCCTTTACCTTACGATAACACGCATCTTTTACCGTACCGCCTTTTTTGTAATATCTTCTCATCGCATCTTACAAACTTTACCGCCGCGAGCCATGCCGTAGCCACGAACCTTAAGGCCGCTATTTCTAGCATCTGTTTCTTTTGGCCCAACAAAATTTTTCATCCGTTCAGCCCTTTCTCTAGCTTTCTTTTTGGCTTCTTGCTTTTTTCGGATTTTTTCTTTCATGCGCTGCATAGTTATCATTCTTTGCCTATCGTTACGGCTCATGTCTTACCTCATTTGGCAGGGGCGTACGCCACGCTGTGCCATGCCAGCACCACGTACTTTACCACCCATAGCCATTTTCTTTGTTTTATGCTCGGAGTTTTTCATCATAGAACCATCAGGCATTTTGTGATACCCGGTCATACCACCGCTTCTCATTCTTTTAGTACCGCAATTTGACATTTCTCCACCTCGATTAAATTTTCTACCTTCGTCAGCCTTTTCATAGTCTTTACCCACGCTCTGTGGGATTCCAACTTGTTTAGCAAACTTAGGGTTATTAGCTACAGCTACCATAAGATTATGCTGTTTTTTACTTTTACTCGGCATAGCCTACCACTTAACCTTATCGGCCCAGTACGCCGCACTCATCTTACCTTTCTTGATGTTGCGTCCGTGGCGGGCCTTGAAGGATTTACGCTTGGCTTTCATACGCGCAGATTCACCCTTTTTAGGTTTACCAGCGGTACTTGCGCCTTGCTCACCAAAACGTATTATCTTCTTTTTCCCACCCTCACATGCTTTAACTACATGAGACTTTTTTGGATGCGAAGGAGTACGCTTTGGCTTATTACAAGCCATTTTAGCTTTATCAACTTTACCGCCAGCTTTATAGTAATGCCGCATATAGCCGCCTTAACTGTAAAATACGGTCAGTGCAGTAATGTTGGTAAGAGTAGAGATATAGACGTCTTCGTTAAATCTAATCCCATTATCAGGAATATTCACTGAATGGGAGTCAGACGCTAGAAAGTCTAGGTCAAGAAACGTACTACCACCATTACCATTAGTAAGAGTAAGCCGTCCTGTGCCTGCACCGGTAAGGACTTGTATCTGCCTTACACGCGCTGGGCCTACAGCTAAAGAGCCAGCAAGCGTGACTCGTTTACTGGAAACATCAGAGCTTCCCATTGTTTACTCCTTAACTTTATCAGCTTTATCAGCTTTAGGTTTGACTTTAGGGGCGGATTTCTTGGGGGTTCCGTCAGGGTTTAACCCGCGTGCCGCCAGTTCTTCAGCACTAGGTGCTTTGAATCGTTCGCTCATAAATCACCTCATTAAGCAGTTGCAGTTGCGCCAGTATCTACGCGAATCCAGTTACTACCGTCAGAGAATACAAGGTTACCAGTACCGTTACCTGTAGTTTCAGCAGCTTTGAGAGCGTTTGACGCATACAGAACAGTACCTGCACCTGCCGAAGCAGCCGCTGGGAGTGTAGCTACAGTGTAGCTGGGGACGCTAATATCGCCAATAAATCCATTAGTAGAAGTTACCGGCCCAGAAAAAGTGGTTGAAGCCATTAGAATTTCCTCTTGCACAAGGTTTCGCTTTGTAGTCTGTGCAACGTCAGGCGGGTAGGTACCTGTCTACAAAGCTGGATGTTACCCAAATAATAGTTTATATCAAAGAAAAGGGGGTGACAAGCACCCCCTCTACGTCTTTCTTTATGCTCCAGCGGAGCCAAAGATACCCAATGGGTCAGATACACCGAAGGAGTATCTTTCGCGGGCTTTGTAGCGGCTGTTGCCAGTATCAAAGTCAGCATCCATTGAAGTCTGCATTGGCGTACGCACGAAGTGCTTAAGACCGTTAGGAACGTCAGTAAGCAGGAACCATGCATTGGTGTCTGTCAGATAATGATTGACAGTGTAACCACCGGGGATGGCACCCATACTACGGATAGCGTTAATATCGTTATCAGCAGTACCGACGCGACCTTCAGTCTCCAGCAGACGATCAGCAACGAACTGAAGATCAGCAGGCACAACCAGTTTATTTGGTTTAGCCGCAATCAACAGACCACGCTCATCAGTCCAACCAGCAATCTGAATAATTGCCGCTTCGAGAGAAGTTTCGTTCAGGTCAGCAGGGGTGGCAAGCTCGTTAGAGTTAACACCACCATCTGTTAACGGATGGGCAGTAGAACAAAGTTCTACACCGTCACCGTAAGTGTAACCACTATCGAACGCATTGTTCAGAATAGCGGCAGCTTTGACCTGCTTAGTGTACGCCATTGCACGGGCAAGTGCCTTGGTATACCGCGAAGACAATGAATCGTACAAGTTATCTTCAATCGCTTCTTCAGTGATTGAGAAACCCATAGCGATAGTCTCGTGGTTATACCGGGCAGTCCATGCTTCCTGCGCATCATCATAAGAGATGGCAGAACCCTCGTTTTTAACGGGGGCGGCGCTGAAACCACTCAGCTTAGTTTCTTCTTCGAAAGAACGATCAGAAGATTCTGTATCAAAAATCTCTGCGTGTTCTTCCCCGTACTTCTGATACTCCATGCCGAAAAGAGCGTTAAGCCCCGGCAGGAGTTCCTTGAGAAGTTGTGCTCTTGAAATAGCCATGTCTCAGTTCTCCTTAAACGCCGTCAGCTTCTTCGTACTGATGCATACCGAAGTTGACTTTAACAAGCCACTCGACATAAGCATTAGCACCGGTTGCAGTATCAGGTACATAGTCAATAACACGAATCGGCAAAGTGTTAGTAGTAGCGGCAGAGCCACCATTAATAGCCACTTTAGAATTGCCAGATACTGTGTTACCAGCATTTTGTACCAACGGACAGTTATTACCTACGATGGTTTGACCGTAGCCATTTACGACAGTAGTGCCAGAAACGGAAACGATTTTAAACACACAGTCAGGATCGTCAATGACGTAAGCCTGTATGTCACTTGCAACAGTACCTGTTGGAAAGTACTGCTTAAACACCTTTTGGTTTGAACCGGGGTCAGTATAGGTACAGCCCATGAAAACACCTACCGGAGTAGCTGTCGCAGTGCCTGTATCTTTTTCGATGGTGCCATCTGCTATACGCTTAACAAGGTCACCCTTGAAAATGTTAGCGGCATAGCCTGAAGCGATGTTCATTAGACGAGTTGAACCAACGAAACCCTGACCACCAATTAGACCAACTGGCTGAAGCCCGTAAGGGGCTGCGATAGTTGGATAAGCCATAATAAGCTCCTAATTAATTGCCTTTGCCGAAAGTTACCTTAGAGCGTCTGTCGTTAAACATTGGCATCCTTGGGTCACTTTCACGCATTAAGTTATTATCTACAGAACGCATTTGATTAGAAGTTTGATCTCCATAATACTCAGTACGTTCCTCGACAAGTTCTTCTGGTGCCTTACAAAGCATCAAACCACCAATTACAACATTGTCCTTAAAGCGTTCGTTTTCGACCACAGCAAGTTCAATTTCTGGATGATCTGAAGCCTTAACTGGCTCCCAGCCTTCACGTAGTTTTGAGGTAACATTAGTGGGATCAGCCTGACCGCGTGTCGCTACACGCACCCAATGGTAAGAATATCCGTCCTGCGCATCTGGAGTAGGCAAAACTTCTGGTCTACGCCAAGAGCGCTTACGCGTGCTCTTTTCACGGGTTTCAAGTTTTCTGTCTAGTCTGTTATCAGCCATTATTGTTTCCTCATTAAATCAGCAGCCTGTCTGGCGTATTGTTCCAGTGGTACTCCAAGACGGTTCGCAATAGCAATTTGTGATTGAGTTAGGCGCACCTTCTTAGGTGCTGTGCTCCGCGTAGCGGGGGCAACCACATTACTAGATTTTCGTCTAGGCTCCTCTGGTTCATCGTCTATCCCATCATCGAGTTGATCTGGGAACACTTCTCGCATACGAGAATTTATCTTCTCGTAGTAAGTATCTGATTGGGGGTCAACCCCATCTTTCACTAATTTGTTGTGGTACCCCAACGCGAAAGCGGTCATTTCATCGTCAGAACCGAACCACGGATTTTGATCTCTCCATGTTTCAGCCTTCTCATCCCGCGTAATTTGCGGCGTTGAAGGTGCCTCTACTTGTTGTTGTACCGTATTAGAGCTACGTTGTAAAGGAGTTTCTTCCTCTACTGTAGGTGCTTTAAAGTTATTAACTTTCTCCATACGTATTTGTGCAGAATTTAGTAGCTGTTGTGCTTCCACAATAGCGTCTGTTTCTCCTGCTTCGTATGCATCTCTATAAGCACGTTTAGCGGCATTAAGTTCTGCTTCTACCTGCCGTTTAGCAGATTCAATTAAAGCAGATTGGTTCTTAGTGCTTGATTGTTTTAGCTGTTTATTTTCTTCAATTAACTGTTTAGCGTACGCTTCTGCGGCTTCACGCTCACGTAGTGCTTGTTCTTTAGCTCTACGCTCGTCATGGTACCCTTTACTAAAATGATTAATACGCTTTTTAACCTTTTCAGAGTAATTCTCTAACTCCTCATCGGTTACTTCTTCAGGAGGTTTTGACGGTTTGCGCCCCTTATCTTTCTCGGGAGTATCGTCTTCGACCTCAATCTCCAATTCCCCCGCCTCTATAACAGACTTGGGTTTTTTCTGGATGTCTTCGCGTCCAACAGCCGCTTCTATCTCAATATCATTGCTGTTTTCTTCGTTTACTTCCACTTCTATTTCTTTTGAATCCACAGAATCATCTTCCGGGAACTCAAATTCCACTTTTTGCATTGGCATAACTTATCCCTCACGCACGAGTAATTTTACTCGGATCATTGACTACGGCTTCAATCGAATCGTCGTTCATTAGACGATACTCTTGTTTACCGACTTTAAATCGCGTGCCAGAATTAGCACGAAACATTACATAATCCCCTTCCTTACACCACGGGCCGGTGGGGAATCTATCTGCATCCGAATAAGCCTGATCGCCCATATCCAGCACTACACCTACCATAGACAAGATATACTCATCTCGCAGAGTCTGGCTCGATTTAACAATACCGCTTTCTCCGTAAGTTTCTTCGACACTAGGTAATGCAATAAGAATCCTATACCCAACAGGTTTAGGAATCTGTCCATCAAGTACTACTTCCTGTACTTTGTCTTCTTCTATCTTCTGCTTGCGCTTCTGCTCTAGTGCAGTAAGTTCAGTCATCTTCATCTTCCATATAGTTACGCGAGAGGTCTTGTAGTTCTCTTATTGCGGTAGTTAGACCTCGAATTACTCCGCAAATCTCACGGTACTGGGCGTAGTCTTGTGCAGACCCCCCGACCAAAGATTCTTCGCAAGAGTCTACGGACTCTTGTAGTTTTTCTCTTAGCACGTCAAAGACGGTTTTAGCCATTATCTACCTTGCCCTCTATACTTTTTAAACGACATTTTCTTGGCTTTATTCATAGAAGCCATTTTTAATTTACCATTACCAATGCTGGTACCTTTGACGCTTTTACCCTCACGAATGAGGTCTTGGTTAGCGACTTGTTTAGCCACGTCCAGACTCCTTAGCTTGAGTTTTAGCCAAGTCTAATAGTGCTTTAGCCTC